CGGGTGGTTCATCCGCGATTTGGTGAAGTGATCGTGCCACACACCTCCAACTATGCCGCCATGCTGAACGCGGCGGAGTATTGGGGCTGTGACTGGTTGGAAATCATCGACGATGTGGAAGTTTGGGCAGTTGGGCCGGACGCTGTGCCGGTGAAAATGCCGCGCTATGAAAGGAACGGAAGATGAACAGCGCACTTTTGAGCAGTAAGAAAATGGACTACTGCACACCGCAGGGCTTTTTCGACACCCTGAACGCGGAGTTTCATTTCACTTTAGACGCGGCGGCCACAGAAAAAAGTGCAAAATGCAAGAACTTCTACACCCCGGAAACCGACGGCCTGACCGCCCCGTGGAATATCGGGGGGGGCAGCGTGTTTTGCAACCCGCCGTATGGCCGGGCACTGGGCGCGTGGGTGCGCAAAGCCTATGAGGAGGCGCAGGCTGGAACAACGGTTGTTCTGCTGATACCAGCAAGGACAGACACGGCCTACTTCCACGACTACATATACGGAAAAGCAGAAATCCGCTTTTTGCGCGGACGGCTGCACTTTGAGGACGAGGACGGGAACAGGTTCCCGCCTGCACCGTTTCCGTCGATGGTCGTTATCTACAACGGAGATCATCAATGCTTGAACTAAACCAGTGCTACAACATGGATTGCATGAAAGGCATGGCACAATTCCCGGACGGGTTCTTTGATCTTGCGGTGGTTGACCCGCCGTATTTCAGCGGGCCGGAACGCCGGGGCTATTACGGCAGCAAGGTTAGCAAGATCGGCGTATACCGCGACTACCCGGTATCGCCTGTGTGGGAGATACCGGGGCGGGCATACTTTGACGAGTTACGCAGGGTAGCCAAGCATTACATTGTATGGGGCTGCAACTATTTCAGCTATGAATTTGCGCCCGGCAGAATCGTGTGGGATAAATGCAAGAAAGGAACCAGCTTTTCAGACTGTGAGCTGGCCGCAACTGACATATTCAACACCGTGCGCCTGTTCAGGTTCATGTGGAACGGTATGCTGCAAGGCAAGTGGCACCCGTCAATCCACATGGGCAAGGACATTGCGAGAATTTTTCTGCGAGTAAAAAGCGTCGAGCGCGGGCCGCTTAGAGGCATGGAGGTTGCGGACTTCCAAAAAGAGGGTGTAAAGCCACAAAACAGACTGGGCGGCTGTAAGTGTGCATGGGCACAAGAGGGCTGCATGGAAAGGCCGTGCGAAAACCGCGACGCCTATGAGTGGTGGCGCTACATGACCTCGTTTCGCAAACTGTGGGATAGCACACTACCGGCGGCCAGCGTTCGGACGCTGGGCTGGAAAGCAAACCCGGATGTGTGGGTGATCGAGTTTGAAAGAACCGAACGCCCGGAAAGTGTGAAGGACTGAAAATGAACATTGTTTCTTTCGGCGGTGGCACAAACAGCACCGCAATGATTATCGGGATGTATCTGCATAAAATCCCGGTTGATCTTATCCTATTTGCAGACACGGGCGGCGAACAGCCGCACACCTATGAATTTATCCGGGTGTTCAATGCTTGGCTGGAAAAGCACGGTTTGCCAACGATCACGCCGGTGTTTTATACCGACAAGGACGGAAACCGGCTGACCTTGGAGGCGGAATGTTTGCGATCACACACGCTGCCCTCTATCGCCTATGGATTCAAGAAGTGTTCCTTGAAACACAAAATCGGAACGCAGGAAAAATTTTGCAACCACTATCCGCCGTGTGTGGAAGTTTGGAAAAGCGGTGGCCGCGTCAACAAGTACATTGACTATGACGCAGGCGAAACCCGCCGTATTCAACACGCCGCTGCCATTGACGAGGTGGACAAGAAATATGAAAAGCACTACCCGCTTTATGAATGGGGCTGGGATAGAGCCGAATGTGTGCGTGTGATCGAGCGGGCGGGGCTGCCAAAGCCGGGCAAGTCGAGCTGCTACTTCTGCCCGTCGATGAAAAAGAAAGAAATTCAAGCGTTGTGGGAGAACAACCCGGAGCTTTTTCAGCGGGCGGTTGACATGGAACACAACGCGGCGGACAGCCTGACCAGCATTAAAGGGCTTGGCCGCAAGTGGTCATGGGAAAGCTACCACGACGAATTTATTGAAGCGCAGGAGCTTGAAAAAGCGCAGTTGACCTTTGACGATCTTTTCCCGGAGGCACCGGGCGGGTGCCTGTGCGGTGCGCCGTGTGGTTGCTATGACGGGTAAATCAAAAACAGAATAAGCCTTGCAGGCCGGGCGCGGAGCGGGATTGTGCCCCGCCCGGCTGTTTGATTTTTTAGCCTTGCCGCGCTGCGGCGGGCTAAAAAAATACCGCCTTGGGCGGTTTGGGGCTGGTATACCAGTAGTAAGTTAAGCACCACGGCAGAAATGCCGGGGAAAGGGGTCAAGGGGGAAACGAGGGCGGCGGGCACCGCCTGACCAACAGCAGGACGGAAAGAGAGCCGCCCGGTGTTTCCCCCTTGCCTGCGGAGCAGAGTGTGGTATTCCAGCAAGAAGAAAATAATACAGGGGTGCGGGGGTGTAGCCCCCGCATGGGAAGTAACCACCTTGGGAGAGGGGCAAAAGCTGTGAAGTCGATCTATTACAGAGAGCAAAAGCACATCTGCGGCAAGAGTTACGCCACTGCCCCCTACATGGAGGTTGATCTATACCCCGTGACACCGAAACAGCACAAAGCAGGCCGCCGTGCCAAGCGCAAGGAGGCAAGCACCCTTGCACAGCAGACCTACAACGACAACAGGGCCAAGCGCTACCATGTGCAGCTTGTCAATGCCAACTTCGGCAAGGGGGATTTTTCGTGGACGGGCACCTATGACGACGACCACCACCCGGAGCCGGGCGACACGGCCAAGGCTGACCGCGATCTAACCAACTACATAAAGCGCCTGTACCGTTGGTGCGATAAGAACGGCGTACAGCGCCCCAAGTGGGTTGCGGCCACCGAGTATTGCACTGTGCAGGAGGATGGCACGGCCTGCGGACGGCACCACCATCATGCGATCATACAGCACACCGACGGCCTGACCCGTGATGTGCTGGAACAGCTATGGGCAGACAAGGCCGGGCAGATCGGCTTTACCCGGTGTGAATACTTGGATGTTGACCACGGCAGCGTTGAAAGCCTTGTGCGGTATATCAGCAAGAACAAGCGGTGCGCCCGGAGCTGGCGGCAGAGCCGTGGCCTTGAAAAGCCGAAAACACCACCGCCCAACGATACCAAGTGGAGCCGCAAGAAGCTGGACGAGGCAAGCACCCTGTACATCGACGATGTGGCGTACTGGGAGCGGAAATACCCCGGCTACACACTAAACCGGGTGGAAACGCGGGTAAGCAATGCCGGGTGGCGGCACACCACCGTGATTATGCGACGGGCGGAGTGTTGGCACGGCACACCGGGGCGCAAGGTTACGCCGAGAATGAACAGGTAAGAAAGGGGCACGGGTCTATGCTGTGCGTGAAAAAAGTTATCGTGATTTGCCGGGAGGTCAACAGTCAGACCGGGCAAATTGCCGTGTATGTGGTTCCGATGGAAATTGACGAACACACGGTTGTGCGTTTGAGCCTGCGGTCAATGTTCAACCCGGAATTACGCTATTTCTTCGCGTATGAAGATGTTTACCAAGAACAGAAACAGGAAATCACCGCCATGCTGAAACGCCGGAATATTACCAAGCAGGAAGTTGACAGCGTGTACGGGATTGCAGAAGTTGGGAGGCAATGACTATGGACAACAAGGAACGCTTTATTGAGATTTTCACCTCGCAGATTCACAGACCGGGTGCGGCGGAGCTGCTGGAATGGCTGGAAAGCACGGACTTTTTCGAGGCACCGGCCAGCACCCACTACCACGGCAGCTACCCCGGCGGGCTGGTGGAGCATAGCCTGAATGTGTACTATGAGTTGATCGGCGCGGGGCGGGTGCCGGGTGTGCCCACGGCAGAAACCTATGCCGTTGTAGCGCTGCTGCATGACATTTGCAAGGCAGATTTTTATGCCCAAAGCACAAGAAATCAGAAGAACAGCGACGGCAAGTGGGAAACTGTGCCATGCTATACCGTGCGCGAAAAATTCCCGTTCGGTCACGGGGAGAAGTCTGCCTTTTTGGTGCAGCGCTTTATGCTGCTGACCGACGCCGAGGCGCTGGCTATCCGCTGGCACATGGGCGCGTATGACGACGCGGCAAAGGGCGGCAGTAAGGTTTTGTCCGCCGCTATGGCCGCAACGCCGCTTGTCTATGCACTCCATGCTGCCGATATGCGGGCAGAACAGAAAGAGAACGCGCAGCAATGAACATGGAGTTGGACGACCTGCCACCGCGCTACCGCGCACAGGCTGAACAGCAGCTTGCCGCCCGGAAACGCCGCGCCGCTGACCCGCTGGCCGAGGCGGTGAAGCAGGCCAAGGCGGCAGGCCGGGATTTTGACAGCCGGGGCGAGTATGAATTTTACACGGGAACCGTGCTGCCAAAGATGGCGCGGGGCGAGATCGTGGAGTGTGAGCAGCACCCCGCGTTCCCGCTGTTCCCGGCGGGTGAATACGGCACCATGAAGCTGCGCCCTATACGCTACACGGCAGACTTTAGGCTGACCTATGCCGACGGCACCGTTGAGATCGTGGAGATCAAGAGCAAGTTTGTCCGGCGTATGCAGCGTGACTACCCTGTGCGGCGGCGGGTGTTCTTAGAACAGATCGCCCGCCCGGCGGGGTGGAAATTTACCGAGATCATCACCGCAGAAGACAAAGACGACCTGAAACGCTGGCGAGAGCTGGCAAAGGAGGGCTGAACCCATGAAGAACCAAGAAAAGCGCCCGTGCCCGCTGTGTGAGCGGCACCAGCGCATGGAAACCACCAGCGGTATGTTGTTTTGGGTGGAGTGGGGCGAGGACGGCAACCCGCGCCTTTGTACTGACACCCTGCACGACGGCGGCGGGCTGAATGTGCTGTGCATTGATTTTTGCCCGCTTTGTGGCCGGGAAATGGAAAAACAGGAGGCTTTGGGATGAAAAGACGGCATACTACACCGCGTTATTACGCCCGGAATGCGGCCATGCAGGCACAGCGGCGCTTTTTGCGTACCGGCAAGACAGAGGCCGAACGGCTGGACGATCACCGGGAGGCAACGGCAAATGTGCTGGTGCTGTGCATTTTGGCGGCGATCTACGACAAATACGGCATTGGTGAAATGCGCTTGCAGCGCGTGGTGGATTGTGCAAACGAGATTTCGGCCAAGTATGCGTTGGAAAAGCAGGTGCGCGGCGAGGAACGAGCCAAAGCAACGCTGGTAGCTGCGGTGTGGTGGTTCATGCCGCCGTTTCTGCTGCCTGCGCTGTCTGCCCCCAAGACGGAGAGGGAGGCTGTGCAGCTGGCCGCCCGGCGCGAGGCGGCGGACACGGTTATGAAAATCTATGTGCAGGCCATGCACAAGGCGCTGGGCTTTGGCGCTGACCGCGTGGCCGTGGTGGTGGAAGAAACCGAGGGCAATTTCCGCCAGTTTGGCGAGTGTACCAAGGACGGCGAGTATTACGGGTACGCGGTGCTGGCGCGGAAGATCGGGCAGATCATTCACGACACGGTGGAGGTGGACACCAGCGGAGCAACGGAGCCGATTTTCAGCAAGACGCTGTTCTGATTTACAGGCAATGGAGGTGCTGGGTATGCGGAGCGAAACGGTAAAGCATATCGTCAAATATTACGGGGGAATCCCGGAGGCTATCAAGCTGCTTAAACGGGAGCGTGACGCGCTGGAAGATGAATATAACGGCTTGGGCGGCCTTGCTATGGACGGTATGCCGCATAGTTCGGCACCCGGCAACCCAACCGAGGCGCTGGCTGTGCGCGTGATCGAAAACGGCGTGAAGAACCGCCTGCAGGAGATCGGCGTTCAGGTGGAAGTCTTGGAGGGCGACGCGGCCAACATCCGGGGCGCACTGGACGCGGTGAACGGTAAGTACAAGTCGGTCATAATCATGCGGCTGATTCGTGGGTACAGTTGGACAAAAATTTCCGGCAAGCTGGGTGTGCCGGACAGCACGGCGCGGAATTGGCACGGCAGAGCTGTGGAACGGCTGGGCGAGGTGCTGGAAGAAGTGCCGATGGTGGACGAGTTGGCCGAGCGGGCCACGCGCGCGCGTACATAATATGCGCCGGGAAAAATCCCGTAAAAAACGCCAATGCCCCGGCGGGATTTTTTGCGTGTAAAAACCTCTCTTTTGGAGCGGGAAACACAGCGGGAAAACTGGCCGAAAAAGTGTTTTGGTCAAAAGATTTCACCCGGCGGGCGGAACCTTTTCCGCTGATCGGGAAAAGCTGCCGGAAAAACAATTTGCGAATAGGAGGAATGAGGCGTGAAAGCGGAGCAGGATTTTAAGCTGGTTTGCACCGGCGGGCCGTATGGTGACTGCTGCTGTTCGTATGCTGTGGAGCTGCACGGAGAATGGACGGTGCAGGAGTTTGTAAAAGCCGTTTTGGAAAGAAACCCTTGCGAATTGGGTTTTTTCTACATCCAGAGGGCCGGGCAAAAGTGGTACGAGGCGCAGGTGAAGATTGAGTATCAATATGGAAACATGAAAAGCACTGTGCCGAAGAAAATCGCCCGCAAGAAAATCAAGCGTGTACACAGCAACGGCGGGTGGTCGTTGATGGACTACTGGATAGAAACATAAAGACCCGGCGGAGAACCGGGCAAAGGAGGCGCGTTTTTGTGAAAAGGCTTGTAAGCCGGGTGATTGCCCGGCGTATCGTGGCAGAAATTGAGCTGCAAGGCGGACGAAAGCCCCCGTTGGAGGGCACGAGGCGTCTTGTGGAGGCGCAAAGTTGGCAGACGATTGCCCGCGTTGCAGCAGACTGTTTTGTGGTGCGCCCGCTGCGGCGCTGGATGAAACGGAGAAATGAAAAGTGAAACTGTGTGACAGGTGCAGGGTGCCCGGTTGCCTGCTGGACTATGGCGGCAAGGCTTGCCAAGAGGCACGAAAGAAGTATTGCCCGGATGTGGTTTTTACCCATGCGGACAAAATTAGAGAAATGGACGACGAGGCGCTGGCATTTATCATCATGTGCCCGCGTGACGACGGCAATAAATGCAAAAACTGCGGCGATGTGATAACCTGCATAGCGTGCTGCTTGGATTGGCTGCGGGAATCGGCGGAGGGGTAAGCATGGCGCAGATCGTGACGGCGCAGTTTGTGGGGCAGACCTCTTGCGGGTTTGTTCGTGAGAAATACTATGAAATCGAGATCAGCGCCGGGCGGAGCGGGTGTTTGTGTGTGCGGGATGTGCAAGGGCAAGGCTTTTGCCCGTATTCCACGCTGGCCGCCCTGCGGAAAAACTGGAAGATCATCAACAACGAAAAAACGCCCGGCGGTGAACCGGGCAGAAATGAGGCAGGATATGAACGAGGATATTTTGACCCACGGTGAAACCATGAGCGAGGAGCGGCTTTTGGAGGGGTTGCGTAAAACCCCCGAACTGAAACGGCGCTTGGTCATGCGCGTGGCGGCGGATTTGCTGGAAAGCGAGGCGTTTTTGGAGGCGTACCCGCATTTGGAAACCGAGGAACAAATAAAAACGGCGCTTACCCGGCTTTTGCACAAGAACAAGGTAAGCACCATTGATGGGCGGCGTATGGCCGCAGAACTGGCGGAAAGTTACGAGGGAATGTATTCCCATTCGGACAGATCGGAGGGGCCAGCGTCGGGGCATGAATCCCATTCGTCACAGCCTGTTACATGACAAAAAACATTGTCGGCTTCTGCCTGCGGCGTGTCGCAAGCCTCCCAAACTGTTTCGTTATGGCACAGGCCGAAAGTGCCGTCAGGCTGGCGCACGATCTTCAAAATGCCGATTGGTGAGCGATAAATCCACATAATAGCTAAACCTCCAAAATTGTTTTGTGCAATGCCTATAATACAGCGATTTTAGGCAAAAAACAACAGGAAAACACCCCCGGCGGGCCGTGTGGCCTTGGCTGGGGGTGTTGCTGTTTGCGCAGGTTTTGTGATCGTGGCGGGCGTTTTTGTGCCCGGGGCGGGGTTATTTGTGATCGTCGGGGCCTGTTTCGTGATCGGCGGGCGGGTTGCCGGTCAAGGACGGCGGCAGGCCGTTTTCATCCAGCGGGCCGGTGTATTCTGTGAGGTCAATCAAGGTAACTTCCGGCGGCGGGGGTATGAGCTTATAATACTTGCCGTTTTCGTAGTGCAGATCGGTCACGCCGTCATACCACGCAATATCCCCGTGTTGGGCTTGGGCGGCCTCCATGCTTTGCTGTGCCTGCGCTTCGGTCAGGCCGTCGAACAGCAGGCGGGCACCGTCGGCAAACTGGGCCACAAGGCGGTACGGCGGATAAACGGCCATGTTTTCGTTGTTCATGCGTTGCACCCTTTCGTTTTGTATTTTGCGTTGGGTCTATTATACCACGCAATGCCCCGGCGGTGAACCGGGGCGGCGCGGCGTTTTGTGTTTTGGGGTTGTTATCCGGGGCACAATTTACAGGCCAAGCACCCGGCGGGCGGCGTATTCGGCATTTTGTGTTAGCTGGCGCTGCCATGCTTTGTTGCGGGGCGACCAGCGGAAACCGTTGGATTTGAGCGCGTCGCGGGTGTCTGCGTCGGGGATTTCGTCAAACAGGATTTGCAGGCGGTTTTCTTCGGCGTTGCGCACGATCTCGCCGCCGTCAAATTTCGTGGTGTTGTCGGGCTGCTGGGCGGCGGCTTGCAGTTTGTCCAGATCGGCAAGGCGGGCTTGTACGCGCTTGATCTTGCCGCGCAGGCTGGACAGCTCAAAATCCCCGTAGGGCTTGCCGTACAGTTTGATGGAAAAGGCTTCGGGGTCGGTGATCGCGTCGGCCTGTTCGTCGGTCAGGCTGGCATAGCCGCGCAGGGTTTTGTGCTTGCGGTAGTAGGCATTGGCGGCCTTGCAATAATCAAGGGCGTTTTGTTCCTGCTGCAGGCGGTCTTGGAGCAGTTCGCGGGCGTGGGGGTCGGTCAGGTCTACCGCGCCGGTGCCCACGCTGCGGATTTTGTCAAGGATAGTGTCAATCTCCTTGTACTCCTGCCAAAGAGATTCGCGGCGGGCGTTCTGCTTTTGCTTTTTGCGTACCGGGAAGTTGCTGCCGCCGCAAACGAGGATGGAGGGGCAGACCGATTCGTTGCGGTAATAGGCGTTGTAGTAGTCGGCAAGGCGGCGGGCGTAGCGGTCAAGCAGGGCGTCCAGCTTGTCGTGATAGTAGGGGCTGATCTTGGCTTTTCGTGCCTGTACCAGCGCGGCGGCCTTGTCCACGGCGGCGCGGTATTCTTCCGTAGCGCTGCCGGGGCGGTAGTCGCTCATAGAATTAACATCGTTCGCACGGCGGGCGGTTTGTTCGTTGATTTCGTAGTATTGCATTTTGTGTGCCTCCTGTTTTGTGTTTTGGGTAATGGGGACGGGCCGCTTTACAACTGGCCCGGCGTGGCGTTGTGCCGCTGGGGGCTGCCGTGTGGTCTTATGCCCGGCGGCGGTGCCCATTGCGCAGGGCGGGCGGGGCCTGTTTTTGTGGTGATAAGCTGCCCGTAAACCGTGCCGGGTTCGCCCGGCGACGGGTACAATCTGTTTTGTGGGGAGGTGTACCGGCTCCCGTTGGACTTATGCCAGCACCCCGGCGGGCTGGCGGCCATTGTTGGCGATGGGTGCGCGTTGTGAGTTCGTGCCGGGCTTGTGATCGTGTTTGTTACCCATGAGCGCCCACCCCTTGCAGGGTGGCCGGGCTTGCACCGGCGGCGCGTTATGCGTCGGCCTTGCGGGTCAATCAAGGCAAGTTTCGCGCTTGATTTTGTACTGCGCCTTGATTTTGTCATAGGCGCGGAGCGTGACCATGTAGGTGCCCTGTTCTGCGTCGTAGGTAATGCCGCGCCCGTGGAGCGGGGGCAGATCGTCGCGCAGGGGGCGCAGAAAGTAGTGCTTGCCATAGTAGGCAAGATCGGCGGCGTAGTCGCAGCCCGTGGGGGCCTGCTGCATTTCGTAGCAGTAGGAATACTCACCGGGGGCGGTGGCCTGTACGGCGGGGGTCTTGGCGGCCTCCAATGCGTCATAATCGGGGGCGTAGCCGTAAACCTCGCCGGTGCTGGGGTCGTAGCGGGAAACGGAAAAATCCGGGATGAAAAGTGCCGTGTTTGCGCCGATCTGCTGGGAGTAGCCACCGGAAACCGGGGCAAAGGTGCCGGGAATTTTGCGTTCTGTTGCTGCCATTGTGAAAGCCTCCTGTTTTGTGCTGTGTTTTGTGTGGGTGGTTTTGTGTACCCATGAGCGCCCGCCCCTTGCAGGGTGGCCGGGCTTGCACCGGCGGCGGGTGCCGTCGGCCTTGCGGGTTGTGTGGGTCAGTCGGAGATACAAAGCATATAGCCGCGCTTGGCGCAGATGATCGAAAGCCGGTTAAACTCCATGTAACGGCGGAGGGCGTCAGGGTTGCGGGTGCCGGCCAGTTCTGCCCGGTGGCGCTGCATATAGCGGCGCTGCGTGGCAAGCTCTTTTTGTGCTTGACGGTCAGACAGACGGAAAAGTGTGTAAGTGGTCATAGTGTGCGGCCTCCTGTTTTGTGTTGTGTGTGGGTGATCTTGTACCCATGAGCGCCCGCCCCGTGTGGGGGCGGCTGGGCTTGCACCAGCGGCGGCGGGTGCCGTCGGCCTTGCGGGTTGCGTGGGTTAGAACATGGAAATTTGCTCACATTCGGCGGCGGGCTGTGCAGGGGCGGGAGCTGCGGCGGCCTGCTGCGCTGCCTTGCGGGCCTTGCGTTCGTCGGCCAGCTTTTTGTTATAGGCGGCGATCTCCTCCGGGGTCTTGGCCTTGGGGGCGTCGTCCTGCCCGGCGGGCTTGACCTGATCGAGAGTGAACAAGTGCGCCTTGGCCATGTAGTAATGCGGGTCGGGGGCGTCGGCGTCGGGGCCGTTCTGCCCGGCCTTGGCGGCCTCTGCGCGGGCGGCCTTGGCGGCCTTGCCGGGGCGCTCGGTGTACTTCCACAGATCGCAGGTAATGGCGGCGTGTTCGCCGCGCTTGACGGAGTAGCCCGCCTTTTTCCACTCTGCAAAGGTGTGAATGGGCAAGCAGCCCTTGGCGGCCACGATGGCCTGCGCCTCTGCCTTGGTGTAAATGCCGTGTGCGATTGCCTGATTGATGATGATCTCGTTGTTAGTCATGGTGAAAACCTCCAAAATATTTTTTATTAGATCGGCCCGGCGGGCTTGCAGCGGGCCGGATGTTTTGATAAAATGGGGGTAGCCGCTGACAGGAGCGGCCACCCTTGCAGGGTGTTAGGCTTGGCGGCTTTGACGGGTGCCAAGCCTATTTTTTATTTCCCTGCGGTGTTGGTGGGCGGTGTCGTGCCTGCAATGTATTTCAGGCAGTCAAGCACCTGCGCCGGTGTCATGCCTTGCGCCCGGAGCCAATCGGCCAGCCGGTCAAGCTCTTTTGCTGTCGTGTCGTTCATGGTGTCCTTTCTCCTCCTGTCCGGGTATTCAGCTTGCAACCCTGTTGCGTGTCGCTTGCTGTGCCTGAATGGTAGCACGCAACAGGGTTGTTTGTCAAGCCCTGTTGCGTGCTTTCTGCGTTTTGCACAAAATCCTGTTGCGTGCTTTGTGCAAGTTGCACTGTTGCGTGTTTTTGATTTATAATATATAATAAAACTATCCCCAAAATAGGAGGCTAACAGATGGCAGTATCAGAGAATAAGCGAAAAAATAACGATAATTACAACAAGAAATGCGATTATATCAGCATTAGGCCACTGAAAGAACGCGGCGAACAGATCAGGCAGGCGGCAAAGCTGGCCGGGCAAAGTCTGCAAGGGTACATCTTGCAAGCCTGCGCCGAACGCATGGAGCGCGACGGCCTGCCCATCGACCAGCCCGCCACCGATGAAGAAAAATAAAACAGATCGGCACAAAAGCCCCTGCAAGCTCACCGCCTGCAAGGGCTTTTCTTTTTCCCACTATTCACACCACACCACCAGCCAGCAGGCCGCCCACCACCAGCAGCACCGGGCAGCAGCTCACCAGCCAGCACCACACCACCGCCACACCAGCACCAGCCCCAACACCGACAGCCAGCACACCGCACACACCCAAACACACAACACCCGGCGGAACACCAGCGGCCAGCACCGCCGCCCGGCAGGCCGCCGCGCCGACGATCACCAGCGGAACGCCCGCCCGCGCCGCCTGCGCAGTTACTAAACGCCCGCGCACTATACCGCCCACGCAGTAATTACTAAACGCGCCTGTACGCACCCGCGCCCGCCCGTGCGCGGTAGGTACTGCGCGCGCGTACATTTAGCTTTGCGGGTTCGAGAGCGCAAAAGTTGGGTAGGTATGAGGGCGTTTTTTCACTTCCCCTTGGGCCGGGCGGAAAAAGTAGAGGGGGGTCAAAAAAATAAAATTGGGCAGAAATGAGGGCCGGGGCGCGGGCTTGGTGGCAGGCACGGGAGAGCCGGAGGCGGCGCAGGAGAGGGAAAGACGGGGTGGTGCAGGAACGGGAAAGCCGGGGCGGCGCAGGAGAGGGAAAGCCGGGGCGGTGCTGCCCGGCGCGGCGCGGTGGAGGGCAAAAAAATAAAGGCAAGCACATTTTTGTGCAAGCCTTTTTCAATCCTGCATATCGCCGGTGAGCCATTCAATGGTTACGCCGAGAACGCGGGCAAATATGACAAGTTCATAATCGGTTACAAAGCGCAGACCGGTTTCTATGCGGCTGATTGCCTCGCGCCCTATGCCAAGACCGGCCACTTGGAGCTTGGCGGCAAGTGCGTCTTGCGAGAGGCGCTGCGCGGTGCGGGCTTGGTGGATTCTATCGCCGGAGATATTGGCCTTGCCCTCGTATGTATAAATCTTCAAACCTTTTCACCTCGCTTTACTTGACAATAGCATTTTTTACGCTTAATCTTGTAATAAAGATTTACAAAACATAAAAAAGCATAGAAAAAAGTAAAAATGATTTACAAATGAAGCGGAGGCCGGGCAATATGAAAAAGCAGCAGGAACGGAGAAGCGGGCGGAAATGGCGAGTTGCATTGGTGGCGGCGGCGCTGGGCTTGGCACTGGCCGGGTGCAGCGCGAGTGAAGCCAGCAGCCACGAACACGAATGGGAGGCGGCGACCTGCGAAACGCCGCGCGTGTGCAAGACCTGCGGGGAAACCGATGGTGAACCGCTGGGCCATACTTGGCAGGAGGCCACCTGCCTTGCCCCAAAGACCTGTACCGTGTGCGGAAAAACGGAGGGGCGGAAATCGGAAGATCATGTGTGGGGTGAGGCCACCTGCACGGAGCGGGAAAAGTGTGTGCTTTGCGGCCGGGAAAATTTGCACAGTGAACCGCTGGGGCATGACTGGATTGCACCGACATTGGAGGCACCCTATACCTGCGCCCGGTGCGGTGAACAGCAAGGAGAGCCGCTGCAACTAAGCTCGTTTAACCGGGGCTGCTATAACAAGTGGAAAGAAAACCCGACAAAAGAGCAGTATGTTGGCATGAGCGGCTATGTTACGGTTACACACTGTTCCTATGTGTACTCGACGAAAGACAACCCCTATGAAAACAACTGGCTTGCAGCGCCGTGGTATGCAACGACCTACGAAAAAGACAAGCAGTTTTTCAACCCGGTTGGAACGGTAGAACATAAAACGCCGGTCACTGTAATTGAACAGGAATTGACAGACGGCGAATACGGAAAAGATTTTAGCGGTTATCTGTTGGTGGAACGGGTAGACAATGGAGAGCAGTTTTATATTTCCGTGACGGACTTTGTAACGGAACCGTATTGGGAAACCACGAGTGCAACAGAGGTGGGCTATACAAACCCGTGCCTTGCTGTGTACCACCAGTGCAGCGACTACTACCCGGTAGACCGCAACGGGAAAAAATACAATGCGGCGGACGGTGAAGTGGTAATGATATGCTTAGCCCCATGAGCGTGGTAAACCTGACTTTCCGCGCAGCGCAGCAGGTGTACGACAAGAGCGGCGGCTATGACTTTAAGGGCCTGCGCGTGGTCGAGATGGCCCGCGTGAAGAAGTTCAAGCCCGGCAAGATCGAAAAGAGCGAGGGCATGGAGGCCGAAGTCACGGTTGAAGTGACCTATATTATGATCGAGGTTGACGGTGAGCAGCTTATCGAAATCGACAAGCTGAACGGCGTTTACAAGGTCAAGGGTGTGGATATGCTGGCAAAGGTGCGCAGCCTGATCTAACCCAAACAACCCCAAGAGCATGAACCCGCCCCCGGAATGAGCCGGAGGCGGGTATGCTTTTATTTTTGAGAAGCACTGACACACTGAAAAGGAGCTGTACATTATGGCAGAAGAAAAGAACATTACCGTTGTGACCGAGGAGAAAACCGAGGCGACGGCACCCAAGACCGAAAACCAGTACCTTTTGAAGCTGAACCACCCTTATGTTTTTGAGGGCAAGGAGTATGCGGAGATTGACCTTGCCGGGCTGGACAAGCTGACCGTGCAGGACGCAATCAACGCGCAGAGGCAGCTTTTCAATGAGAGGGAGCCTGCCGCCATGCTGCTGTGCGAAACCACCACCGCCTTTGTGCGCATTTTGGCTGCCAAGGCCACCGGCCTGCCGATTGAGTTTTTTAAGTTGGCACCGCGCAGCGTTTCCCGCAGAATCTACGGCATGGTGATGGGGTACATGAATGTGGACAGCAACACCGAGAACCACATTATGCGGCTGGAAAAGCCCTACTACTTTGAGGGCAAGCAGTACACGGAGATTGACCTGAACGGCGTTGCAGACCTGAACAGCCTGAACGAGAGCGCGGCGGAAAACCGCCTGACCCGCGCGGGCTTTATGGTGACGGACACCAGCTACAACTACCTGTACGCCTGTATCCTTGCCGGAATGGCAACGGGCTTGCCGGAGGAGTTCTTTACCGGGCTGCCGCTGTACGAAGTGCTGAAAATTAAAAACGCCGTGAACGACGCGGGTTTTTTCGAGTAAAGGGCGGCGCGAAAGCATTACGCAAGGCCGCCATACGCCTTGCTGCTGTGACGCGGACAGGCGTTGATTTTTACCTGAATTTGCCGACCCGTGAGTTCGCCAAGCTGAACGACGAGGTGGCGGAGGAATGGCGACGAGCAAAACATTAGAGCTTAGTATCAAGATTGCGGGCCGGATGGACAAAAGCCTGACGGCGGCGATCAACGGTACACAAAGCAAAATTGGCAGTTTAACCAAGAGCATAAGCAACATTGGCACCGTCGGCCTTGCCACTATGGGCGCGGTTGCCACCGCCGCAGCGGTGGGCATTGCGGGCTGCACAAAGGAGGCACAGGCGCTTGAAAGCGCCATGGCCCCCGTGGTGCGCTATGTGGACGGCTTGGCGGACGCCAGCGGTGCGGTGAGTGACGCGATTGCCGACAACGGCAAGACCTTTAAGCAGAACTACGGCGCACTGAAAACCTATATCCAAGACCTTAGTACCGACATACCGCGAACCACCGACCAGCTAACGGCCATGAGCGCCGCGCTGGGCCAATCGGGCATTGGGGTAGACAAGCAGCTAACAACGGGGTATCTGCGTGATACTGCTGTGGCCGCAACGGCTATGGACTTGGACGACCAGACCGCCGGCAACTATGTGGCAAAGTGGGAGGCCAGCTTCAACTTTGACCACAAACAGGTTATGACCCTGTTAGACCAAATCAACTACCTTGGTGCCCATAACGCAACCACGGCAGGAGAAATTGCACAGAGCGTGAACAGCGCGGCGTCGATGGGCCAGATTGCAGGCGTTGACCCGGCGGCTACTGCCGCTATGGCAACGGCCATGCAGGCTACCGGCGTTGCCACTGACCGGGTAGGCACGAGCATTTCCCGCATTTACACCAATTTGAGCAAGGGCAGCAACGCTACCAAGGCCCAAAAGGAAATGTGGGAGGAGCTGGGCTTTACCGCCGAGGGCATAGCCAAGAGTATGCAGACCGACGGCGTGGGCACCTTGAAAGAAGTTTTTACCGCTTTGCAGGATATGCCTGACGAACGCAAGGTTGCTGCACTTAGCACCCTGTTTGGGCAGTGGGCCATTGAGGGCGGCGCAAAGATCACAAACAATTTAGGCGCTTACGAAAAGGCGCTTGCAATGGTGAGCGACCCAAGCCTGTACACCGGAAGTATGGAGCGGGAGTTTATTATTCAGGCCAGCACCAGCGAAAGCATTGACACGATGGTGAAAAACTCCGTGACAGCGCTAAAGCAGGACATTGGCACGGAGTTTTTGCCCGTGAAGAAAACCTTGTCGCTGGCTGTGATCGACCTGATGAACGGTGTGCGTAAGGATATGCCGCAGCTGCAAACGCTGGCCGGAACGCTGGCCGACCTGTTGAGCGCTGGTATTTCCAAGCTGGGCGACGCGCTGCAAGCAGCCCTGCCCTATGTGCAAAAGACGCTGGACTATGTAGCAGACAACGGGCCGCAGGTGGCCGGAATCCTTGGCGGGTTGGCCGGAACCTTTGCGGCCATGAAGTTTGCGCCGCTGGCCGGGAATCTTTTGGAGGGAGCCGGGAACCTGCTGTTTGGTGAGAGCGGCGGGCTTGGCGTGGCGGCGGGCGGCAGCGAGAGAAGCGGCGGCCTGCTGGGCGCGGTGGGCAGTTTGTTCACCGGCGGACAGAAGTTTGCGGGCAATGCCGTTGGCACGATCAGCAATGTGGCCGAGGCCGCAGGCGTTGGCGCGACAATGGCAAACTCAAACATGACACGGACGCAGTGGGGAGCCGTTACCAGTAACGGGAGCGGCAGCTTTATGCAGCGGTTGGAGAACAGCGCCATTGGTGCTTACTTTGGCATTAAAAACCGTGGAACACTGACCAACCAAAAGGGCACCGACTACAAGTTTATGCAGGGCCTTATGGGCGTGGCCGGGCAGATCACCGACGCAAAGCAAGGCGGCGGACTGCTGGGTATGGCAAAAAACGCTGTGACGAGCAGCCCCATAGGGCAGTATTTTGGCGGAATCCGCGCGGCAGCCGGGAATGTGGCGAATACCACCATCGGCAGCAAGATCGTAGGTTTCGGCAAGGGCACCATTGGTGTGAGCAAAGAAATCCTTGCGGGCATTGCGGGGCCGGAGGGCTTGGGTTTGACCAACCTTGTGAGCGGTGCCAAGGGGCTTGCACAGAACGGTGCTGGCTGGGTGGCCGGAAAAGCCGGGAATGCGATCTCCACCGTAGCGAACAGCGGCGTGGGGCAGGCAATCGGCGGCGCGGCGGGCAAGGTTGGCGGCGTGGCAAAGGGCGTGGTGAGCGTTGGCTCTAACGCCTTGGGTGCGCTGGGCAACTTTGCCGGGGCCGGGGCCGGACTGCTGGGCAACGTTTGGGAGCCGGTAGCAGGAGGCTTTGGCAGCCTGTTTGCCGGGGCAGCCCCGGTAATTGCTGCGATCAGCGGCATTATTGCCGTGGTAAGCATTTTGGGCGACCACTTGGAGGACATACGCGGCATAGTCGTGAATGTGTTTGGTGAAACCGGCGGACAGGTATTTGATGTGTTCACCGGCAAGCTGCAAGGCGTGGCCGACTTTGTGACAGGGCTTTTCAGCGAGGGCGGCGTGGCCGCTGCGCTGGCCCCCCTGCAGAACACGATCACAAACTTGTTTGGTGAGAACGCAGGCGCAGCCTTTGGCGGCGTGGTGACTATCCTGCAATCCATCATGGGTGCGGTTGGGCAAATCGTGACCTTTGCGACGGGCACGGTCAAGCCGATCATACAGGATGTGTTTACCTTTATCACGGGTACGGTGCTGCCCATTATTTTGCAGACCTTTACGGCGGCAGCGCCGACGATAGCCAGCATAATTTCCAATATTGGCAGCGCGGTTATGACGGGTATGCAGATCATTGGCAGCGCCATTCAGGCGGCAATGCCGATCATACAGGGCATTATTACCGTGATTATGACCATTGGCAGCGTGGTTGTGCCCGCACTGCTGGCCGGGTTTGAAGCGTTCAGCGCAGGAATCAGCGCAGTTATGAGTGCAATTCAGGGAATCTTCCAAGGCTTGATTACTTTTATTACCGGGGTGTTCTCCGGCAGTTGGAGCCAAGCGTGGGAGGGAATCAAGCAGATTTTCGGTTCTGCTTTCGACGGACTGGTGGCGCTGTGCAAAGCGCCGCTGAACGCCGTTATTGCGATCATCAACAAGGCGATTTCCGGCATTAACGGTTTGGGCCTGACTATCCCGGAATGGGTGCCCATACTTGGCGGCAAGAGCTTTTCCGTCAATATACCCACCTTGCCCATGCTGGCAAGGGGCGGCTTTACGGACGGTGTTTCCATCGCTGGTGAAGCCGGAACCGAGGCGGTAATCAGTTTCCAGCGCGGAGTACGCAGCGACAACATCAACACTTGGACGCAGGCGGGCCGTATGCTGGGGGTAAGCGGAGAGCAGGCCGCCGTGGCGGCAGGTGTACCGTATGCCGACGGCGGCGGTGCGGTGGAGCTGGCGACGCTTGAGGCGACACAGGGTAACAACGCTGTGGAGCTGCAAGAGATCGACACCGGCAAGCCGCAGCCGGAACAGGACGGCGGCGGAACCCCGGACGGCGGCGGGCAGGTTGTATTTGCACCGCAGATCACCGTGCAGGGCAACGCTGACCGGGCTGTACTGGAAAGCGTTTTGGACGACGCGCAACAGCGGTTTGAACTTTGGTACGAACAAATGATGCGCCGAAAGGCGCGGACGGCCTACTGACAGGAGAAACGATATGGCATACACAACAAAGAGCGGTGACACTTGGGATGTGATTGCAAAGCAGGTGTACGGCAGTGAATACCATGCGGACATTCTGATGGCGGCCAACCCGCAGCAGATCGACACTTTCCTTTTTGAGGCCGGGGTGGTGCTTGCCACCCCGGTTTTGGAGGAGGAGCGCGACGGACTGCTGCCACCGTGGAAGTATGAGGCAAGCTATGAATAACGGCAGACGGGTTGAATTGGATGTAACCTACAACAATGCCCCCTTTGCCGGGCAGGTAGGCGCGGAGATCGAGAGCCTGACCTATGTTGACAATGCCGCCGACGACAGCGACAGCATAGACATTACGCTGGACGCACAGGACAGTAAATGGCTGCACGGCTGGCTGCCGGAGGAGGGCGCGACCCTGCGCCCGCGCATTATCGGGCGGGATTGGAACGGCCCCGGTGACACCCATGTGATGGAGTGCGGGCTATTTATCCTTGACGATGTGGCTTACCAAGACGCGCCGACCACTTTACAGGTGGGCGGTGTGAGCAAGCCGAGCGACACCGATTTTAGCGAGTTGGAGCGGGAAACCATTTGGAAGAACACCTCCATAAAGCGAATTGGGGAAAGCATTGCCGGGCGGTACGGGCTGGGGTTCACCTATGACGCAGACGATTACGACATAGAGTGCGACGAACAGGACGGCACCGACAGCAGCTACTACAACACCCTTTGCAAAAACTACGGCCTGATCTTAAAAGTGTACGCAAAGCGGCTGTGGGTATATGACCGGGAGCGCTACAAGGGAAAACGAGCCGTGCAGGACTTTGACCGCACGAACATTATACCCGGCAGCTTGAGTTACAACACGACCCTGTCCGGCACCTATACCGGCGGGTATTTTACCTACACCGACGCCGACAAGGATTTGGACATTGTGTGCAGCGTAGGCGGCGGCAACCACACCAAGAATGTGAACCGCCGCGCCACCAGCGTTTACGACGCAAGCGTACAGCTTTGCGCCGAGATCAACAATGCCAACCACGGCAGAGTGAAGCTGAAATTTTCCGTTATGGGCAACTGGGGCGTGAGCGCCGGAAACAACCTGCGCCTGACCGGGTACGGGGATGGCCTGAACGGAGGAATCAACGGCAAATACTTTGTGGACAAGGTGACGCACAAGTACACCAAGAGCGGCGGCTTTGTGACCAGCTTTGAGTGCAGCGGTATTTTTGACCCGTTCCATTACTGGGATGTGGGCGGACATATCGAATACCACCAAAGCGAGGACAGCAGCAGCGAAAGCTACAACAGCGCCTACGAAACCACCAGCCCGGCGGCCAATGCGGCCAGCGCGGCGGCGGGCGCAACGGCGGGCGCGGCGGTGACGCTGACCAAGGCACCGTTCTATTACACCAGCGTTGCCCCGAAGCCGAGCTGCTACAAGAGCGGCACATTCTATTTCTATGACGGTATTTTGGTGAATAACCGATACCGCATTACCAACACCGCCGCAAGGTGCGGCAAGCTGCCCGTGGGCAAGAATGTTACCGGCTGGGTGCCAGCCAGCTATTGCAACGGCGGCGGGATTACGACGAAGTGAGGAGGCGCAGCATTGGCAAGCACCAACAGAACCGGGCGCGTGAGTGCCATTGACTACGAGGCCGGAACTTACGAAGTGACCTACTTTGACCGGGGCAAGAGCGTGACCCGGCAGATAAACGCCATGAGCAACGGCGAATACAAAATGCCCTGCGTGGGGCAGGTCGTGAGTGTTGCCCACAACAGCAACGGCACGGCGGCGGGCACCACCACCGGCACGGTTTGGAACAAAACCAACAAACCGGCGGAGGGATACAAGGGCCTGTACCGCAAGGAATACGGCACCAGCCGTAAGGGGCAGGCGTACAGCCGGTACGACGAGAACACAGGCGTGTACACGCAGTATGTGGACAAGCGCACAGGGCGCACCTGCAACGGTGAAATTTTCGACGAGGCAAAAGGCCCGGTAAGCGTGATTGCGGGCGGGCAGTTGCAGCTAAAAAGCAGCGGTGCCAGCGCCAGCATACAGGCCAAAACGGGCATGGGCATTGTGGCCGGAACCACCGTAGCCATTGAAGCGGGCACCTTTATGAGCTTGGAGGCCACCGGCGCTATGAGCATATCGGCGGGCGGTGACTTCAAGTTTAATATTGGCGGCGACAGCGAGGAAAAGCGCAAGGGCACCACCAAGCAAGAATACCTTGACAATGTGGAACAGGAAGTGACCGGGGATGTAAAGCAGACCTTGACGGGGAACTTGGAGCAAGAAGTGACCGGGGATGTGTTGCAGACCATAACGGGCACCGTGACCCGCAATGTGACCGGGGATGTGACCCTTAACATAAACGGGGCCAGCATTACGATCAGCGCGGGCGGCGACATAAGCATTACCAGCCCGACCAAGGTTGAAGTTAGTGCGCCGATCTTGAACGCCGAGGGTGCCAGCGGTGATGTGAAAGTGCAGAGTATCAGCCTTGTACAGCACAAGCACACCAGCGCCGCACCGGGCAGCGAGAGCAGCCAGCCGTTACCGTAAGGAGGTGCCAGATGGCAATAGGCAGTTTTATGGGCCGCGTGTTCACCGTGAGCCACACAAAGATTTTTACCCCAAGCAACCTGAAAGGCAGCACGGGGAGCGACTGGGCAACACACGAAGTCGTGGGCGGCAAGGCCCGCAGTGAGTGGGTAGGCCCGAAACTGAAAAGCTATACATTCGACCTTTTACTGCGGGCGCAGGACGGTGTGCCCCCGCGCAGTACGCTTGATTATTTCCAGCGTATGGCGGAGAGCAGCGCCGTGGACTGGTTTGTGGTGGGCGGGGTTCCACTTTCGCCCTACCCGTTCAAGATCACGGACATAAGCGAAACATGGGACGCCGTGCTGCAAGGCGGTGTGCTGGTGGAATGTAAAGTGAGCCTGACCATTGAAGAATACCTGTAAGGAGGGCTGGGTGTGATTTTGGCAGACAGCCCGGTTATTGAGATTGCCGCCGGTACGGTGGACGACAGCGAAGCGCAGGAGGTTTACCGCAACCTGCAAGTGCTGTATGGCACCCACACCGGGGAGCAGGCTTTAGACCGGGATTTTGGCATTGACATAAGCACAACCGACTACCCGCAGGAGAGCGCCCAAGCGCTGCTTGCGGCGGAGTATGTGCGCAAAACCAAGATGTATGAGCCGAGGGCGCGGGTGGTGCGCGTTGAATGGACGGACAGCAAAGCTCACGACGGCAACATGACCCCAAAGGTGGTGATTGATCTTGTCTAATATCAGTGAACTGGCGAATGTGCCACAGATCAGTTTTATTGAAAACATGACCCTGCAGGAAACCGAGGAGCAGTTAAAGGCCGAGTACGCCCGGATTTACCGGGAGCAGACCGGCAAGGAACTGGTGCTTGGGGAGGCTGACGCCAAGACCCTGCTGCTGAAAGCGTTTGCCCTGATCGAATATCAAACCATGCAGTACGCAGACATTAAAGGACAGGCAGAGCTTTTGAAAACCAGCACCGGCGAGGCACTGGACGCGCTGGTTGCGCTGTTGGGGCTGACACGGCAGGAAAGCAAAAAGGCCACGGCAAAGGAACGCTTTTTGCTGGCAGAGGCACGAGCCGACACCGTGGCAGTGCCCGCCGGTACGCGGGTGAAAACGCAGGGCGGGCGGTATTTTAATACGCTGGACTATGCGGAGATACCGCCCGGCTCAACCTATGTGGACACCATCGTGCAGGCGGAGGAGGCCGGAGCGGAGAGCAGCGGCATACTGGCCGGGGAAATCAACATCCTTGTTGACCCCATCCCGTACATAGCCAGTGTGAGCAATGTGGACGAAAGCACCGGCGGCCTTGATGTGGAGGACGACGACAGCCTGACCGAGAGGGCCTATTTGGCACCGAGCCGGTTTAGCTGCGCCGGGCCGCGCGACGCCTACGAATACCATGTGCGGGAATGGCGCAGTGATGTGACGGATGTGCAGATCACCAGCCCGGAGCCGTGCGTGATTGCCATTTACTTTGTGATGGAGGGCGGGCGGCTGCCGAACGCCACGGAGCGGGAGGAGCTGACCGAATATATCAGTGGCGAGAACCTGCGCCAGCTGTGCGACAAGGTGGTGTGCGTGGAGCCGGAGGAGGTGCCATACAACATAGCGTTTACCTACTGGATTGGCGACGGCGACCAGCGCAGTGCCGGAACCATACAGGAAAAGGTGACGGCGGCGGTGCAGAGCTACCAAAGCTGGCAGCGGCACCTTGGGCGAGATATTAACCCCACGGAGCTGATCGCCAAAATACGCGAGGCAGGAGCCAAGCGTGTGAAGCTGACCGCCCCGGCGGATATTGTGGTAGGCAGAACGCAACTGCCGAAATGCACCGGGCAGACCGTGACATACGGAGGGCTGGAAGATGATTAAAGACCTGCGGGACGCCCGCCTTGTGGACGCTGTGCCCCGCGTGGTTGCCGGGCAGGACTGGGTGCGGGCGCTTAGCGAGGCAGTGGGTGTGCTGCACGAAAGAACGCTGCGCTATATCGACGACAGCCAAATTTACACAAGCCTTGACACCGCCACCGAACCCGTGCTTGACGCGCTGGCGATCAACTGGAAAGTGGACTGGTACGACACCGGGTACAGCGTAGAGCAAAAGCGCCGCATTATCAAGACGGCCCTGACGGTACGCCGCCTAATGGGCACTGTGGGCGCGGTAAAGCTGCAAGCCGACGCCATTTACCCCGGCACTATGCTGGAAGAATGGTTCAAGTACGGCGGGCAGCCGGGCACTTTCCGCCTGTATATCAATGTGACAGACACAACGGAGGAACACCCGGCCATTATTTACAGCCCGGCGGAAATGGAGCGCCGCCTTATTACCGCGAAACGGTGGAGCGCCCACCTTGAAAGCCTTAGCTACATGGTGCGCCACACGCTGGCTACCGGGTGCAGGGTGGACAAGTGGGCATACACCGTGCCGGAGTGCGGCACGATCTACTGCGGCGTGTGGTGGATGCCTGCCACTTTGGGTTATACGGCACACCATGCGCTGTTGACAGGCGGCCAGCCGGGAGCGTTTGCTGTAAGCCCGGAGTTTACCGGCACACTGCCCGTTCCGGCGACGGTGGGCTATTCAGTTTGCGGGGCGCTGCGGAGCGGTGGAGTTGCAACCGGCTACACCGCAAGCCCTGAATTTGCAGGCACATTGCCGGAGGAGGCACAGCATGGAAACTGAAAAGGCTAACGGCCAGTACGGAAAGCAAAACCCGCTGTTTATGTACCAAGGAACGGCGGGCTATTCTATCCGTGCAGAGCTGCACGGGAGCAAGGGCGGCGTGGAGGCCGCCGAAGCATTTACAGCCGTACCGTCCGCCAGCGGGCAAGACCGCTGCGGTACGATGCCATAAACAACCGGGAAAGGAGGAAAACCGAACATGGCGTTTTTTACCGACAAATTTCTGAATGACCGACGGGAAGAACTGCTGCGCAGCGTTGACAGGTTCCAATACCAGTTGAACGGCGGGGCATGGCAGACCGGCACCGTGAACAGCAAGGAAATCATCGGCACGAATGTGGTCGTGTTTGTGAATGTACCGAATTTCGGGCAGGCCGACACGATCACGGGCGTAAGGGTGTACGACATCAACGGCGCACTGGCCGGACAGCAGAGTATCAGCCTGAAACGCACCAGCCTGAATGTGGCGCTGCTGCGCTTTACATTCCCGCTGATCGAAACCGAGGAGTAAAAGAGAGGAGGACAAACCCATGGCTTATGACCGCAGTTATTGGAAAGACCATGTAACTGACCAGAGCGGCGAGGTTATCCAGCAGGGCACCTTGCTTGACCAGCAGCATTTTAACAATATGGAGCTGGGCATTTCCGACATGACCCTTGCCGGGGCAATTATGCAGTTTAAGGCGGTGCAGGACGGTTATAACTACGCCGACGAGATGCACACGGCCACGCTGGCGCAGACCGGCAGCAAGTGGCCGTTTAACAACACGCCCACCACCATTGCCCTTGCGCAGCTGCGCGAAAGCACCAATTACGGCGTGGAGGTAACAGTGCTGGCGTACAGCGGCGGCAGGCTGGGCAATATCCGGGTGACTGACCGTGCCCGCAACGGCTTTAAGCTGGTACATGACGGCAGCGCCACCACCGTGAAAGTGCAGATCAGAGTGACGGGCGGCATGACCGACCCGGCACCCACCGAGTAACAGGAGGATAAGAGCATGAAAATCATTGAGAAAAACGAGGGCAAGAAGATCAACTACAACCTGACCGGCACAAAGCTGGACTTTGCGGACGGTGCGCTGACCCTTGACCTTGCCCGCTACCAGCAGGACGACACAGTGACCCGCGACATTATGGTGGACAGCGAGGGCTATTTGACCACCGGGCGCGGCCTGTACTACGCGGCACAGGTGGAAATCCCCGCGCGGAAGTACACCGAAACCGTGACCACGGCACAGGAAACCGACGCGCAGGCCGAGAACGGTGAGAACACCGAGGGCATGAGCCGTGAAACCGTGACCAGAACCCCGGAGCCGCTGGACACCGAGGATGTGACCCTGTACCTGTTTGCCATTGATGGCATTATGATTCACTGATAAAGGAGGACGAACCTATGGCTAATTTTGATATGGCTGAACTGGCCCTGAAAAGCGTTTGCCCCAACAACGCCATGAAGTACGACGACAAGGAAATGCCGAGCATTATGGTGTTCATTCCGAAATTCCGCCTGTGTGATGTGCTTTCTACCGCCGACACCAGCGTACACCCCGCGTTCAGGGTGAACGGCGTGGAGATCGACGGCTTTTGGGTGGGCAAGTATCAGACCAGCCACTACAACGGCAGAGCGTACAGCCTGCCCGGCGAGAACCCGGCCAACACGGCGGGCCTTGATACCTTTGTGAGCTACAACCGCGCCAAGGGCGGCAAGTTCCATGAGATCACCTGCGCGGAGTGGGCAGCCATTGCCCTGTGGTGCCACAAGGCGGGCAAGGAACCCTACGGCAACAACAACTACGGCAAGGACACCCGCGAAAGCCTGTACCGCGCAATCCCCACCGGCAAGGACAACGACAAGACCGGGCGCGTTGCCACTGGCACCGGCCCTGTTACTTGGAGCCATGACGGCACCTTGGAGGGTATTTGGGATTTGAACGGCAATGTGTGGGAGTGGTGCGCCGGACTGCGCCTTGTGAAAGGCGAGGTACAGGTGATTGCCGACAACAACGCCGCTGCGCCCACTTGTGACATGAGCGCCAGCAGCGCTGCGTGGAAAGCTATTTCCGCCGCCACCGGCGAGCTGGTGGCCCCGGACGGCAACGGTACCACGCAGGGCACCGTGAAGCTGGACTTTATCAGCGGCAAATGGATTTACAGCACCACTATTGCCCACACCACCGGCGCGAATGGTTGCAGTTTTAAGGATGTTACCTGCGACAGCAGCATTGGCGCTGCGGCAAAGCTGCTGCTTCAGGCGCTTGCCATGCTGCCCGACGCTGCGCTGACGGGTGACGGCATTGACGCCACCTACGGCGGCAACTATTTCTACATCAACAACGCCGAGGCCGAACGGTGCCTGATTCGCGGTGGCGCCTGGGGCAATGGCGGCAACGCTGGGGTGTTCCGTCCCAGCCTGAACTACCCGCGCTCCCATGCCGGCGGCTACGTCGGGGGCCGTTCCGCTTTTTACGAATAACTGTACACTGCGCCCTGAAACACTGAACGCCGAACGATAGTGAGGCGGTAAGCAGGAAAAGCCCACACACAGCAACGGGAACAACGCCCCGCGCTGTGCGCGGGCAAATTTTTTGGGGCTTATGGCAGGCGCAATGCGCCGGGTGGGTTTGGGGGAAATTTTGGAGGAGGTGAACAAGCTATGCAGAGCGAAATGCCCGCGCCGGGCAGCTATGAACCGTTCCGCTTGAAAGAGAAAATTGGGGAAATGATGAAGTACGGCAGACCACTTACCAAGAATTTTAGCCGGAAAGATCGTGACCTTGCGGATGATATGCGGGTTTCCATGCTGAAAATGTACCATTTGGCCGTTGAGCTGGAAAAGAAATACTACCGCAAGACTACCGCGCAGGAGCTTGATGTTGAACTGGAATGGCTGCGCAATCTGGTGAGGATGGCGGCAGACAAAGACCTTTGCGGTGCGAAGTTTGCCCCGCCGCTGTCCATGCACCAGTACGAAACATGGGCAAGGTACAATACAGAAATCGGCTGCTTGCTGGGCAAGTATATTGCCAGCGTGAAAAAGTAGCTGTTTTTCTTTGGGAACGGGCCATTTACGGTGCCTGATTCGCGGTGGCAACTGGAACAATGGCGGCAACGCTGGGGTGTTCAATTCCAACCTGAACAACCCGCGCTCCAATGCCAACGGCAACATCGGGGGCCGTTCCGCTTTTCGTCTGTTAAATGCCAATTTAGGGCGGTGGTTCTGCGCCGCAAGGGGGCTGTGGCCTACGGGGCACAGCAGGAAGTGCAGACTAAAAGGGGCCTGTTTCCGTTCCCGCTTAGACAGGGCGGGAAAAAATTTGTATTGCCGTGGAGGCGGAAACGCCACACACGGCTTGGAGAGATCATTGGATGAAACACTGTCAGCAGGAAATGACGGTGATTCAAAACGCTTGGCCGGTGGTGTGCAATTTTGGTTGGCTGATTGAGGCTGACAGGAACGCCCGCAAGGGCAAGCGATACCGCGCCGAGGTTTTGAATTTTACCGCGCGGCTTGAAGATAACCTGTTCACCATACAGCAAGGTATGATGAACGGCAGCTATGTGCTGGGGCCATACCGCAAGCTGTGGGTGTATGTGCCCAAGAAGCGGCTGGTGATGGCGCTGGACTACCCGGACAGAATTGTGCAATGGAGCCTGTACCTGTATTTGAATCCGATCTATGACGGGCTTTTTATTGAGGATTCCTACGCTTGCCGAAAGGGCAAGGGCAGCCATAAGGCCGCCAAGCGCCTGCAATACTGGATGTGCCAAGTGCAGCGCAAGCCGGGGCCGGGCTGGTACTGCCTGAAACTGGACATAAGCAAATACTTTTACCGGGTGAACCACGAAAAGCTGCTGGCGATCTTGGGGCGGCGGGTGAAAGACCCCGCCATGATGGCGTTTATACGGGGCGTGGTGAACAGCAGAGCAGAGCCGTTCGGCCTGCCGCGCTGGCGGACACCGCAGGACACGCCGCCGGAAGAATGGCTGTACGAGGTGGGTATGCCGATAGGCAACCTGACGAGCCAGCTATTTGCGAACATCTACTTAAACGAGCTTGACCAGTATTGCAAGCACAGGCTGAAAATTCACTACGCTGACATACAAGGTGGGCGACATTGTGCAGTTTGCGGGTGGCAAGCACTACGCCAACGCGCAGGCCGCCAGCGGCACCACCGTGAAGCCCGGCCCGGCCAAGGTGACGGCGGTTGCCACGGCTGGAAAGCACCCCTACCACCTTGT